AAAAGTTATGTCTTGCCCCGTATCTCTATCATTGAAGGTCAGATCAAACGTAGAGTTTTCAAATTGCCTATCAGTCATTTCACAGTTTGGACATTCCATAATAATTTCCCGCATTCTCTTCTAGTGTACTTGGCAGGGGTGCAGGGACTCGAACCCCGATTTGCAGTTTTGGAGACTGCTGCTCTGCCAATTGAACTACACCCCTATATGTTATCTGCGCCGATACGTGAAAAGCCTAGCATACGCTTCAATTCACGGTCACGTTCCTTTGGATGCGTGCATGTTGCTATATAAATCTTTCGCATTTTGCTTCTCCGTTGATTGGCATGCACACACGGAATCGAACCGCGCTACTGAAGTTTGGAACCTCTGTTGCTCCCAGAGCCACACCCATTGAATTATTAGCCTATCCAGTAGCTCATGACGTAGCCACTTTGAATCGTTACGTTAACTCTATTGCTATCAGAAGTCAACTCCAATACATGGCTAATACCATCCTCATTCTCTATACGCCACTTAATGCCAATGTCATTTAAACGCCAACGCACCAAGCCCCATTCCAGCCCGATCATTGCCCAGTCTTCCATTTTTTCAGCATCACTTAAATGCTCAGTGACTTCAATCTTTTCATCGGCGGTACGATTGTACATACTATGCATTGGTTTATCTGACATTACTCGCCCAATCTTTCTCTTGCTTCATCCGTGATGACTTTATCGACAGTGAGACGAAAGATATCAGAAGTTTTTACAACATAAAAAGATTCGTCATCGTTGAATTCTGTTCTTAGGCGATCATATCCTTCTTCTCTCGTAAGTAAGTCTACCACACGTACATGGAACAAACTACCCTCTTTTTGTAAAATTGAATACATCTTATGTTTTCTCCTGTGAGTTTAGTGCGCTATCCATCAGTTCTTCGATAGGATCGCGTGATTTAACAATCTGTTGATTTTTGCGATGAACTACAAAATCTGCTAACCGAATACAATCCTCAAACGAGGTTGTATCATCCTTCAGCGATTGCCAATATGTGAACGCATTGAAGTAAAAAATGTGTTCCCCTTTAATGACTTTTATATATGGTTTCATAACCATTCCCATTAATTGGTGGGTGAGGGTGGACTCGAACCACCGACCCCAGTCTTATCAGGACTGTGCTCTAACCAACTGAGCTACACACCCATTGTTGGTGCCCAGAGCGGGATTCGAACCCGCACGCCATACGGCAGAGGTTTTTAAGACCTCCATGTCTACCAAATTTCATCATCGGGGCATATTAGAATTATTTATACTTCTTTCTGTATTCTCGAATATCACGAATTTCTTGTGGACCCGGAAGCCATTACTTCACCCTCAAACAGTTCTGGTGAGTACTTCTCTGAACACCACTGTGCGAAGTATATCTGAGCTTGTTCGTCACTGTCAAACTCATCTGACAGTGACCTATCTTCATCCCAACGCTCGTTCTGAAAGGTTAGTACCCTTACCTTGTATTTCACCAGCGCTTATCCTCGTGGAGCACTTTGGCTACGGGGAATCGGAGAGCACCATCTGGGGTATATCCGAAAAATCTAACCGTTGCTTGCTTGCCGATATAGTTATCAGCAGTTGCGAGAACATGGCGACAGTAGTCCATTGAGCCCTGAACCGTAGCTTCACATTCATGACCAGCAGCAGTGCGAATAACAATCTTCTTCGCACAACCAGACCAGTTGCCCTTACCTTCCTGAACATCAATAATCAGGAACTCGTCATCATCGAAGTCTTTGCGCTTGAGCAAGTTGTTAGAGCGTTTCTGCTCATAGGGCGCATCTACCCGAATAATGCCACCTTCATAACCTTCTAGAAGTGCAGCACCATAGTTACTATCCACGGCTTCAATATCTTCACATGGATATGAATACACCACATGAATAATGGATTGGGGCATATTAATCTGGAGTGATCGCATCAATCCATACAACGCATTATATCGTTCCATGAATGGTCGTCCATCCGCACTTGGCATATCATAAACATGATACTGGACCATGCTCACAGATTTCTCAAGATCGTCCTCAGAAAACTTGGTCTTTCGAACCATCGAGACAATTTCGTTGAAGTCGTCTTTGAGGTAATGGTTGTAAAGCTCACCATCCAGAACCAAATCTGGATTCTCGTCAAACAGCGATTTCAATTCATTAAATACATGGGGGCATGCCGTGATAGGCTTGCCGGTTCTGGACCATAGTCCATCACGGTTTGCGATACAGCGAATACCATCTAGCTTAGGTTGAAAGATACATGGAAACGTAATTTTATCTTTGCGGTCTTCCCATTTTTTAGCAAGCATAGGCTTGAACCATTTAGCAGTGTCGGTATCTGATTCGCTCTCGTGATACTCACCTTCCAGCTTTTTCTTGTAGTGAGATTCAACTTCGGATAGCGCCTGTTCTGCGGGGCTGGTTTGATTTGCTCGCCCAATATTTTTGGATTCACAGAGCGTCCATTCAGACGTGACAAGTTGTCCGTCTTTCAGACCAGCGGTAGTTCGGAATCTGCTCTCGTCAAGTTCCATGAACCATACACGAATCTTGCCGTTGGTATCTCGCTTGTAAATGGTGGGGAAAGTTTGCATAAATGAATATCCTTGTTGATTTTAAAGAATGCATATACTGTGTCAAGTAGAGTTTTGTCTAAGTGATGCCAGTATAAGCAATGGGAAGGAGTATGTCAATAACGAAAGGAACATTTCTTTGGTCGCTGCCCTCGGATTCGAACCGAGATTCCGTGAGTGACGCCCCACGAGGCTTTGCCATTTTTCCATCAGACAGCTAATGTGGCAGTTTCTAAAGGATGCCAGCCTTATCAAGTTACCCAACGACAGGTTCTTTACTTATCCTCAGCGGTAATCCACGAAACTTTAGAACAGTCTTCACATCTATAGCAATCTACAACATCGGCAACTTCAGTATCATAACCAAAGCACTCATCAACAACATATCCATTACTGGAATTGTTTTCAGAAAGTTCCTGAGACAAGTTTACACTACCACAATTGTAACACTACATAATGACTCTCCAATTAGTTGTGTTTGGCTCTCCGGGCTGGACTCGAACCAGCAACCCTCCACTTAACAGGCGGACGCTCTGCCATTGAGCTACCAGAGAATAGATGGTGGGATTATCCTATAAGAATCGTGGCAACACCCACCGGGAGAGCGACGACCTCTACCATTATCGTAACTTTGTAGAGTTTTCCAACTTTAGTATAGTATATATTACAACTTTGTCCTTGGATTAAAGGCGAAAGTCCCCAACGCTCCCCGGTTAAGATTTGGTCAATCGGTGGCTGGGTATGTACCGTTGTCCGTCCGGGTCAACTTAGCGTTACCTAAGTCTCTTGCTAAAACATCATAAATAAAATATCATAAATAAAATATCATATATTCAATTAATTATAGAAAACTCACCTCCTTATTGGGATATCCCAACCGCTTTAGAAGTCGCTACATTACTTGAAACTTTCTACATTGTCAACTACTTTAATAATTAAAGAAGCCCTGACGGCTGGAATCGAACCAGCATACCAGAGCCTAAGCCCTGTGCCTTTCCATATTAAGCTACGCCTACTAGATAAAACGAATGGTCAGCCCATTGATCTTATCCGGCTTCTTTGATAAAAAGTGTGCGCTGAAGGAATCGAACCTTCTGGCGGGCTATCGCCCCTTTTGCTGCCGTATGATTAATGTGGATTCGAACCACTATCTCTATCAAGAGTTAACCGGAATTAAACCGGACTACCTACCATAAGCGCACTTAGAATTTGGTTGTGAGTGGTGATTGCGAGGCACCGATTTCCACCTTCGATCGGTGGCGCACTTTTTACAGCAGGTCCTTCCCACTGACCGTCTCTTTGCTAACTCACGTTGTAGGATGGCTATGATGCCATGCTACCACATAGATAGGTGCGAAACTATCCTTTCCAGATTCAGAGTCTGGCGACTACCTGAGTAGAACCCATGGGATTGTACCCGCCTAGTCCTTATGTGTTGGCACACCCGGTAGGATTTGAACCCACGACCAATCGCTTCGAAGGCGAGTGCTCTGTCCAGACTGAGCTACGAGTGCATTAATTTTATACTTCAAGTGTCCTAATTTGTGGTACCTTTATCTCAAGCAGTTCACACGAAACAATATCACTTAGAATATCATTCCACGTCTCAAGTGAAAGATCGCCATCCGCTATGTCACTTCCTCTAGTATGAGTTTCTCCAACATTAGGCATCCGACGTGACATAGTAGCCCCAAGATATTTACCATCATCTGTCTGATATGCATTAATGTGGTAGACATTGTTTGTAGTATAAAGTGAAATTCTCAGTTCCGTTGCACTTTCTTCTTTAACATGAATAGTCAAAGCTGATCCAAACTTACCAATCCCATACTTCAAGTGTTCTTTAAATTCTGCGATAGTATTCATTTTCACTCCCTATAATATGCACGGCGTCTTGCTTGCGAGGCAAGATATTCTGGATAAAGCCAGAGGACTTTTCATGACTACGTGGAGCCGCATGTAGAATTCCTAGAATTGTACACTTTACGCTTTTAGTCTAACGACGTATTCTTAGCTGAAGTGGGATATCCCACGACGCATTAAATTTTGTATGCCCCTAAACAAGACAGGGTGAACTATACCTAAGTGCACCCTGTTCGTCAAGCCTCATTTTGGGGAATCTTACCTCTTAATTCAGACGGTAGGTAACGCTGCCCCCCCGTATGCCTTTGCGTCACCGGCAGTCATTCCGACGTTCATGTATAGGTTTTCTTTAACCCTGCCACCTATCATGAAGCTGACAGCGGTCTCACTCTGGTAATGACCTAGACCAACGCTTACCTGTAGACCATCGACGCTAACATCCTGATAGTATTTATCTTATTTACAATTAAGTAAAATAACTGAGATTCAAAAACATTTATTGTCGATAATTATCACTGAACTGTTCATATGAGGGACGGGAGTCGAACCCGCAGGGTCATTATTTCAGACCGCGATCACCCATTACGAGCGCCGCGCCTTACCTTGTTTCGGCGCACCCCCAAATTTGGTAGCAGAGGGAGGATTTGAACCTCCGACCTCCGGGTTATGAACCCGACGAGCTGACCAACCTGCTCTACTCTGCAATTAATTTAGATAGTCTATTCCACAATCATCGTCGTCGTCGTCAAACTCATCGTCGCATCCCACATCAAAATCTAATCGTCTAAGATCGTCAGTATTTTCGGGAGACTGTGTAGTCTTCGAGAGCGAGACAATATCGTTTTTGGATGTAGACTGCTTGATCATATGCTGTCTTGATATTATCCCACAAACTTTGAGGAATAGTTTCAGACCTCTCGATAAATTTGTCTTTCTCATCGAGCAGTACATGTAGTTTGGCTTTCGCCTCTTTTACGTCTGATTTGTTGTACATTTGGTGGGCCGGGGGGGACTCGAACCCCCACACCTTTCGGTACTGGTACCTAAAACCAGCGCGTCTACCAGTTCCGCCACCAGCCCATAAAACTATTTATTCTTTCTGCAATACGTAGTCGTTAATGCATGACAATTACAACATGGACACTCTTATCTTTAGCCACACAGTCCGTAATTTCGTCAAGTACATCAGCCGCGTTGTCAACTGCGTTCGTTTCATCCAAAGTAAGGTTAATCATTTCGAATTCTTCTTTAAGTACGATTTAGCCTTTGATGGCTTACAAGTCTTTGTTTTACTATTGCCCGGAGCGCATACCATCTTCACTGTTGCTTATATGGTGCTCATGGAGGGGGTCGAACCCACAAGGTCTTATGACCACAACGCTCTCAACGTTGCTCCTTTACCAGTTTGGACACATGAGCAGTGTCTTTACGCAGACAACCCGCGCCGATCCATCAATCGCTTGATCATAGCACGGTCGCGCCCACGAGTGTTGCTTGCCGCGTATGCTTCAAGAAGCTGGTCATCGTTCATAGCAAACATGGATTTAGTCATCTTGCGACTGCCAATTTTGCCCTTGGTACGAATAACCGGGTTCTTAGCATTTTTTACTGCGATTCTTGCCTGTGGCATTGTACTTCTCCTGTTTAATTTAGTTTAGTTTAGTTTAGTTTAGTTTAGTAAAGAAAATGCGCTGGGGCCTGCCCCCTTTTGCAATTTAATGCGGGACGCACTACTCCGTCAGAACCAGTACTAAGGAATTATACGGAAATACAATTTCGCTGTCAACCCCTAATGTTCACAACAATGGGATAATGGTCCGATATCTGATCAGTTAGGTCATTCTTACAAACACCATAGTAACTTATCAATGGCTCAAGTTTCTTAGATGCTAGCATGTAGTCTAACCGAAAAGGATAAGTATGGTTTACGTCTGCATTAGCTTCCGTTGGAACCGTTGCTGCTTGAGCTTCTAAACAAACTGCCGCATCGTGGTAACCATGGTTCTCAAAATAGCGTAGAACTCCATCGTATTGGTATGACTCTGAAAATTTGTGAATACCGATATCTTTTAGATTTTCTATCAAATTATCTGGATATCCATCGTGCGAGCTAAGGCTGTTCAAGTCTCCCACAACGAGAGCATACTCAGCATCACATATTTCATAGATTATCTTCGCAGCTTCTTTTAGTCGATCAGATTCACTATATGGATTTAAGTGAGTGTTCCAAATATCAATTAATCTAGGTCCCCACAAAATACCAGTATTGACAGCACTATGATGAAAAGAATCTTCAAATGTTCGAGTATAATGCAAAGGCATTTGCGAAAGCGTAACTACTTTAAATGGAGAATCGCCGTTCCCAAAAGCTACGTGCGGCATAGATACCGCTTCTGAAAATTCTCGAAGTATGGCCGCATCATTGTCAAGCCAACCATTTGCTTCTTGCACACACAACACGGTTGGTTGCTCAGATCGAACAAACTCAATCAGTTTAGAACGGGTGGCATATGCGCCATGGTATATGTTGTAGCTAATTAGCTTCATGTCCTATCAACCAATACAATAGTGTTCACGATCATCATAATCGTTAATGCCTCTAGATTCCAACCTACGGGCGATTTTTGCTTTATCTCGGCCACGAATGTTGCTGGATTTGATTTGGTACACCCGGCAGGATTCGAACCTGCATAGTTTCGCTTCGTAAGCGAATGCCTAATCCGTTCGCGCCACGGGTGCATTGTATTTGGTGAGGGATGGTGGAATTGAACCACTCGTCGGCCACCATACTTATTTCATAGACTCCGGGTTTACAATCCGGTTGTAGGAACATCCCTCAATAATTAAAGTTCGTCGTCGGGAACATTTTCAAAATTCTCAGTATGGAACCCTGAGATAATCCGCCCTTTGTTCCCGTGCTGCGCCACTACACAGTGGCCTCTCAGATTTGGGATTTCTCCCAAGTAGATAAAGAACGGCGTATCCAAAAGTACGTGACGGTTTCCGCAGGTTTCTCGCAAATACTCCCGATACCAATCCGCCAGCCTAATAAGAGAATACTGCTCAAATTCTTCATCAACATCAAGTTTGTCTGTCATCGGATATAGCCTCAGTTTAGTTTATGCTGCAATTCTACAACGTCAATCAGTCGTAGTTTCATTTTAGTTGTGAAACAGGGCCGACACATTTCATAGAGATTTCCCTGTGAACACAACCCATCGTCTGCAATAGACGTGCAATCACAACCATAGACGTATAGCTTGTCTGCTAATTCTTCAATAATGTCACTTAGCTCTTCACGCATCGGGGGTATCCTCTAATGGTTCACGATAAGGAGTCTTTCTAGAGAAAACGACCTTCATCAACTCTTTCCTCACTTGAACCTTGGTCTTAGTATATGTGTAACATTTGCTAATGTCAACCGATCTTGTACCATCAGGCAAAGGTTCTTTAATATGCACGTACTTGCTATGGTCATAACCAATGATTACGATTTCTCGCATAGTACCGTCCACATCAGTAAATGCCGGATAACCTCTATGCATAATTTCCCCCATCTTCAGATAAATGATTTAACCACGACTGGATTTCTAAACACAACCTTAAATGAAAAGTCATTATTTTCACCGTCATCTATGGTATCGTCTACTAGCCACACTTCATCGAGCTTGCTCAAAAACCCGTGCTCATTTGCCACACACCAGTCACTCTTAGCCGCCGGTTGAACTTTTCTCTTTTCTTTCATTATTATTCTTTCCGAAAATCCTATCCCAATTATCGTCAAATTGATTTTTGGGTACTTGTCGAGGTCGTTGCTTACTACCCTTTCCACCATGCCACTTATTCATCTTCATTATCCTGGTGTCGTGCTGAGCGGACGTTTTCATATCCGATTGACGAGACGCTTCGATATCCGGATATCGAGGCGTCTGTACAATATCTGTTAGCACTCCCTATACTCAAAACATCTCAGCAACAGTTTCTCCAATAGCGGTTCCAAGCAAGGGAGGCACTGCGTTGCCTATTTGCTTTGTAATTTGGGTCCTGGTTCCAAAAAATTGGAAAGTATCGTCAAAAGATTGAAGCCGAGCTCCTTCTCTTGGTGTGAGTGCTCTATCTAGCACAGGGTGGATGCAACGGTTTGATGCAGGATGAACAAAGTTAACGGTGATGGTTACTGCCGGATGGTCAGCATCAAGTCGGCTATAACAGCTACTAAATCCGCTAGTTATGAGATGCTTAGGAATACAGTTTATATTCTTTCCTGAATGCTTAACAATCTCAAGCATCTTATTGGAGTGAGCGGTGGCTATATGTAGCTCTAAAATTTCTGAACTTTCCCTTCTATCCTTTTGGTATTGATTCTGTGGCGGCATGGAGTATTCACTGGCAATTTCACCTGATGAAATAGGAGGAAGGTCACTTATTGCATCCATAGCAGACAATGCATCTGGTAGGATTTGCTCCTCAAATAAATCAGGTTCTCGCGGTGCAAGGATTCTAACCTTGTCCCGATAGCCAATTGTCGAGCCTTTGTAAAAATGAGTAGGAGTTGGAAATAATATCTTCCCTCCCTTTTGAACCCCAATCATGACTAACCTTTCGCGCTTTTGAGGTACACCGAAATGTGCTGCATTAAGTAGTTTCCAATCGGTTTCATACCCGATTTTTTTAAAGCAATCTTGCATTTTTTCTAGCGTTGTTCCGCCTTTGTGTGTGGCAAGCCCAACAACATTCTCTAGAATGAAAACTTTCGGCCTGAAATAATTAACGAAAGAAGCGTATTCCTCAAAAAGCGAGTTCCTGGGATCATCTTCTTTAGACGACCTAAAGGGCCTGATGGATGAAAAGCCTTGGCAGGGAGGCCCTCCAACGAGAACATCTAACTGATCCCTTTTAACTCCCGTTATTTCCTCTACTTCGTGCCGTCTTAATTGCCGTATATCTTTACATATGCCGATTCCGGCTCGGTGGTTCAGCTTAAATGTTTCGACAGAGGCTGGAAGCACGTCAATACCGAGTTTAACATCAAAATTTGCTTGCTTGGAGTTTTCCATGCCCTTGGAAAATCCCCCGGTACCGCAAAAAAGATCAAATACTTTCATAAGGTTATCTCGTTTCTCAGCTCCGGTGGAGACTATAGTCTCCTAGTCATGATTAGTCAAGTCCAATAAACTTGTTGATTTTCGGCAAGAGATGAAGTATGGCGAAGGATACAGCAGTTACGGCAGCGTTCGTGGAGTTGGCGAAGAAAATTCGGGAGCAAAAAGCTCTTACCATCGAACAGCTAGCCGATATGGCCGGAGTTCATAGGACCACAATATGTTTATTAGAGCGCCATGAGCGCACCCCAACGCTACAAGTAGCAAGTCAGATTGCAAAAGCCTTGAACCTCCTTTTCCGGTTTGTATATGTTAAATGGATCTTCCCAATCGGGATAGAACTCATGTGTCTCGATATCGTACTTAACGCAGACGCCTATGCACTTAAACGTATGCCCAACTTTCGGCATGAAGTATCCAACAAGTCTACCGTATGTAATTTTAGCAGCTTGACTAAAATCTTCGCCCCACGTTATATCCATCACGTCTGGACTGGTCAAAAACATATCAGTGTCGGGACGATAGAGCACCATTAATTCGTAGTCTTCGTGAAAACAATCAGTTGATGTTATATCCTCGTAGCTCTTTGCCATATTAATTACTCCGGTAAAATGAAATACCGAGGCGCTTCCAAGCGTGATCTTGATAAATCATTGTAGTTTCTCAATTGCTATAATACGTGACGGTGGAATATGGTACACCATCTTGTCTGCACTATTCGTAACCGTAAGGTCATTAGTAATCCAAAACCCATGCTGGATCATATGCCCTATGGCACCAAGTTCAATATCATCGGATATGTTTCGACCGAAGTATTCAAAATGTACGCGGAATTTCATAGTAACTGGTCTGTCTGGTCTGTCTGGTCTTCTAAAACAAGAGCGTTGGCCAGTTTGTCTACGGTATCATCCAACTTGTCATCGGAAACTTCTAAGATGTTGTTACACACTACCGTAACATTACCCCTCGTACCTTCAAGATTTCGCTTACCTGCTGGATTATCTAATACCTCTTGAATGATATACGCCATATCGGCAATTACATCACGATCATACTCGGCATCAGCATCTTCTGCAATAACTACAGTGTAGCTGTGAACTTTCTTTGTCATATTACTATCCTATTGTTTGGTGGAGGTAGAGGGATTCGAACCCACGACCTACTGCGTGCAAGGCAGTTGCTCTCCCAACTGAGCTATACCCCCAAAAAACATCGTCCTACATATTGGCTGGGGTGGTAGGACTTGAACCTACAAATCTCTGAGTCAGAGTCAGATGCCTTACCAATTAGGCGCTACACCCCATCTAATCGTTTAAATTCTTCGAGTATTGCTTCTTCCCGAATTCCAAAGCGTCGCATGTTTGGCCATGAACCGAACTGTGATAGATCAAAGCCATGCTTGTTTGCAATTACACGCATCTCATGCACCATTGCATTTAATTCTTCATCTGACCGGTCGAGAGCGGTTTCATCTGAAAACCGAACACAATAATCTTCTTGTGGATTCCAGTGCTTAGCCATTATTAATTTCTCCATTATGGCAGCACATCATATTTATACATATCCAATATGTGTGCAGCGGGGATGTCACCAATCGCATACTCGTACTCGGAATAGTCATAGTCGGTTGAAAACTCTTCTACAGTTTTGCCTATCCAACAGGAACCAAGCACATACCGCACTGCAACCCACTTCATGTGATTTATGGGCATGCCAGAGTATGTTGCACGCTCAAGCACCGCAGATGAATGTGATGATTCATAGGTCACCCCAAGTGGCCGACAAAATGTTTCGACAGTTATCACATCATCTTTATCAAGTATCTTGATCGTTCTCATAATCTGTACCTATGTTTAGTCAAGTGGGTGGGATTCGAACCCCGACACTAGATGCCAATTGTATCATCAAGGATTCCTATGATCGGTAGGATTCCAATTCATGTCGCTTTACCATCTGTTGCCTTCTAGGGGAACCGCTCTTCCGTTTGAGCTACACTCGTTTGATCAGTCATCATCATGATGACGAATATCATATATGTTCAATTCAAAAAGTTTCTTGGAACAAACCAACCAACATGTGAAAAAACCGGGATGGTCACCTTTTGTTCGAATACTGATATCGATACTCAGGGGAGTATCCCACCCCTCACCCCAAATAGCAAGTTCGTATACCCAGTTTTCACTAATCTTTCCACAAAAAAACATAACACATTTATCCTTATTTGGTAGAAGCACGCGGAGTTGAACCGCGCCATCCCATTTATCAGACGGAAGTCCTCAAACCACTAGGTGCTTCTATTGTTCGTCGTAATTTCTAAAGGTCGCAGAGAATGTAGTGAACTGACATAGATCACAATCAACTGCCCATTCATAACCACCATTCTGCTTCCGTACTTCAACTTGACCGTTGATGCCAGAGTATATCGTATTTCCACACTCAACGCAATCAGGAACACCGGGATCGTTTTCTTCAAGTTCAGATTCGTACTCTAGTTCAGCAATTTGTTTTTTGAGTTTATCTATTTCGCACTCTAACTCGATAAATGTATCAAATGAATCAAGCCGCATTTCCTCAATACATGTCTGTATCATAGAAGCGTCTTCCGCTGGCATATCACTTTTCATATCTACCCCTTGTACGGAAATCTAACATGTCTAGACCACATTGACAGCGTAGCGATTGTCGCCTTAGCACATGAGAGAAAATTAATTTGTCAGTTGAGCCGTCCGGGTTCGAACCGTCTCTCTCTCTGTTTGGAGAGCCCATCACCACCGATGTGTTCGTAGCTCAATTGGTCGGGGAAGCTGGAATCGAACCAGCGGTGTCAGTTTTACAGAGTTGTTACTTCTCTCTATAACTATATCTTCACCGTGCATTTTTGTCAAGAATACTTTTCGTTATCCTTCTAGTCTTCGCGGATAATTTCAAACACATCGATTTTTGTCAAATCAGGAATAAGGTCCTCATTGTGGATTAATCTCCACGTACCATCATTAAGTTCATCCAAGTATAGCAAACGCTTCTTGTTATGCTTGATGACGGTATATTTGGATATCTCCAATACTTCCTCACCGATTTTAATTGCCCGTCGTGTCATTATTGAACTCCAAAAATTAGTCTCCCCAAGTCGGGCTCGAACCGACCGTCTTGTCCGTGGCACCCGCCCATCGCGGGGCACGGTTGTTTTCCCATCTTTAAACTATGGAGAGATTGGAAGCCGAGGTCGGAATCAAACCGACGTTTTTCTGAGTTTGCAGCCCAGCGCATAGTCTCTCTGCCACCCGGCCATTATGTAATTTTGGTACTCCTGCGGGGAATCGAACCCCGTACTCTCGGGTGAAAACCGAGCAACTCAACCATTTGTCTTCAGGAGCAAAGAGGGAGTCTGATAACTCCCAAATACCCATAATCTCTTAATTGGTTCACACTAACTATCAGGTAAGTGTTTCCCTCAGATGGAATTGGGTAATACCATAAACTATATTGTTGGAGCCGTAGACGGAATTCGAACCCGTATCGACAGGGGTGAAAACCCTGCATTCTAAACCATTAAACTACTACGGCATTATATGTTGGTGGAACTGGTCGGAGTCGAACCGACAACCCTCTGCTTGCAACACAGACGCTCTCCCAATTGAGCTACAGCCCCATTATGTTAGTTTAACATATTCCCACGTGATCCCCAGCGTTGCTGCCCATTTTGTTACCTTGGACATGATTTTAGGATCGTGGAAAGTATCTTTCTTTGGATCATCGGCTACGATTGGACCGTAGTGCTGATCGCCAGCTACTAGATAATATCCCGGTTTCATATATCTCTCCGTAATTAGCTGGCACGGCAGGGATCGAACCCGCTTTTTCCTGATTAACAGTCAGGCGCATTACCATTAATGCTACATGCCAATTGTTATGTTTGGTGGGAGCAGAGGGACTCGAACCCTCGCGCGTTTGGTTAAAAGCCAACTGCTCTGCCGCTGAGCTACGCTCCCATTGTTCATTGTTACTTCTTTAGCTGCCCCAGAAGGAATTGAACCTTCATCCCCGGAGTCAAAGGCCGGTGTGATACCATTACACAATAGGGCAATTGTTAGGGGGTTCCCTTATACCAACAACCGTCTTGCAACACGGTAACGCTACTTATGCAATTTCACGTTTACGGAATCGAACCGCTTAGGCAACCAATTTTTGATGTTTGGTGGGAGCACTCGGGTATGATCCGAGACCGCCCGGATTAAGAGTCCGGTGTACTGCCAATTATACGATACTCCCGTTGTTGGTTGTAGGTGGCCGGGTATCACCTCGACTCTTCTAGCTGATGAGGCCAGTATCACCTACGGACACCGATCCGCGAATCGGTTGCCCAGCCTATACCCCATGCATGAGGTATTTTGCATTCTATTTGGGGTGCCTAGATGGATTTGAACCATCGACCTCCCTCGCGCAAGGGTGCTCTGCCAGACTGAGCTATAGTCACCATTGTTGGTCTCCCCAGCAGGAATCGAACCTGCGGCCTTCCGCATCCGAGGCGGAAGCTCTACCAGACTGAGCTACAGAGAGATTGTACACTAAAAATTAGTGGGAAAGGGTAGTATCTTTCAACTACATCTGCTCATTTTGGCTGCTTTAACGGGACATACCTTACCATGGCGATACCTCCCTATTTGGCGACCTTTCCACTGCATTTGGGGTGAAGACGGGAATCGAACCCTACCTAACTGTTTCACAGACAGTTGTGCTAACCTCTACACTATCAACACCATCGAGACCTACTAATCTTCATCTTCATCCCTAATACGAGGAAGGATAAAGTCATCAATAAGTTCGTTCCAATCCCCTTCCGCATCTCGATCATCAGATAAATCAATTCCAAACTCCGATGATAGTCTGCTTTTCAAAATTTCGTAAATCTCATCACCAATGTTATTTTCTTTTTTAAGAGTATCCATAACATTCTATCTCCATTTATTTATTGGTCTGAGCGGCAGGGCTCGAACCTGCAACCCCTCGATTCCAAACCGAAGTATCTACCAATTGAATTCTACGCTCAGATTGCTATAGCGACAATATTACCTTGTCTGCAATTCAGTGTCAATGTATTTCAGTATTTCAAGTGCTCTTTCCAATAATAGATGAGCCCTTTCGTATTTTTGCTCTTTAGTTTCTATTGTAATTCCTCAAATTGGCGGAACTGACGGGAGTCGAACCCGCAACTTCTTCCGTGACAGGGAAGCGCTCTAACCAGTTAAGCTACAGTTCCATTGGTCCTCTCAACAGGATTCGAACCTGTGTCTTCTGGGCTTCAACCAGACGCTACGCCAACTCAGCTACAAGAGGAAAACGCATGTTTTTGACGGTATACATCTAGAAACATGCAAAACTACCTTGCCTTTAACGACTACTATAATCCCCGGTCGTTGACGGATATCCATTGGTGTGGATTAGTATCTTTCGGCGGCGCGAGCGCAATGCTCATGTGATCCGCGTGGCTGGCAACCTAAGATACCACTCTTAGGTTGAGTTCCGTAACAATGGATAGGGGCGTTTCAGCACATGCTCCGACTTTTTGGCTTAGTCGGGGGACTCGGAGTCCCATCCAATGTTACCCGTTTTATGGGCATAAAAAAAGGCGAATCTTGCGATCCGCCTTCTCAGTACTCCCTTGTAGGGTTGCCGGTTAGAGTTCTTTACTCCTTGGGCTTACTGAGAAGGCATGCTTACGATCATAATTATCGCAGGCGAGCGCTTTCACAAACAGGTTCGCAGGGCGTTCCTGTAGGGAATGTTGTTCGCATTTAATAAACGTAATCGAAGTCATCATCTTTTCCTATTAACTTAGTTAGGGCTTTCGCCCACAGGGGTAAACCTGTATATGTCTATTTAGTGTTCTTCACAAAAAATCTGAATCATCAGACTTGATGGGATGCATTGTACTGCTTGTATTTAGTTCTGTCAACACCTTTTTATATTTTCTTTCTTCTTCATCACCAAGAATGCTTGTTACTTGATGATGAAGAATAGGGTCACTCTTACTCAGGCGTTTCATTCGCAGTTTACTATCTAGTCTAGATTTCCAATCATCATACGGGAGCCTGACATAATAGTAGTACAATAGAAAGGTGTTTGTTACAGGTAACATAACTAGCCAAAAAAGCAGGCTTCTATTACCGTCCAAAGCGAATCACGTATCATCGTCTTCTGACTCTTACACAATCATTCTGGGTGGGATACGACGGTACGTTTTCAAATTCAGGGACATCATCCTCATCATCCTCATCATCCTCATCATCCTCATCATCCTCATCATCCTCATCATCCTCATCGTAATTATCAGAAAGAAGTTCCCCGTTGATCATGTGGTGCATTCTAGCAACAGAGTCCTCCAATGTCAACCCGAATACTTGAGTGGAAATAACCACATCTTTGATATGCGCTACACCCATGCCCTTGGTTTTCAATACCCACTCATCTAGGTTTCCAATAACGTCATTTGCGCGGGCAAACACAGCTTCGATATAAACCCTACGGGCAGCAGCACTCGGCATACCAATTTGCTCAACAACATCAAAGCGGCTTGGCCGGTTGATAAGACGTGCGGGCATTCTCTCTGGATGATTCGTCGTTGCAATGAACATCACATTGTCAATCTGACACTCCCCATCGAGTAGAGCAAGTAGAGCACCTTCATTTCGAAGCATGCTATCTATATCTTCAAGAATAACAACAATCGGACGCACCTGTTCGATCCTACGAAATGCTTGTAGTCCAGCAATCGCATTTCCGGGATCATTAACATAAAACACTACACCACCCATATCGACAATATGGTTGGATACCAAATTGATCGTTGAAGTCTTACCACTGCCCGGAGGGCCATAAAGCATGATTCCGCGCTTCCACAAGTACCCATATTGTCGGAACTTGTCTTCGTTCTTCCAAAACTCCTTTACAAGTTGCAGGATGTTGTCTGACTGTGTATCTGGGAGATGGATGAGTTCATCGGTCTCATTACTATGGGCCTCAAAGTATACTCCACGCATACTGTCGAAAATGTTGTATTGTCCAGCAGGCACGGTCTTTATGACCCGACCTGTTGGAAAAAATACTGTGCCATCTGCTTCGATTGCCCATTGGCAGGCATCGTCAGAATTTAGTTCGTCGGGATCGTAATCTGCATTATCGGACATTTTTGAACCTCTCTCCATTGTATGTTGTAAAGGAAAGGATTATACGATAAATAGTCATAAGCGTCAATGGAGAATTACATGAATCTGCTCAATGAAATGACAAACAAAATGGAGATTGATCTATTGGAATCAGAGATAGATGATGTCCTAACACAATATCGCAATATTATCAGCTTCGCACAATTGTATGAAGGATCAGCTATTCTGGCTAGCTTGCCTGACGACTTGATTGAAAAGATAACTGAAATTGAGCGACGTATGGAAGTTATCGAAAAGGCCAAGAATCTGCTCAAGAAATTAGAAGACAGTGGCTGGGATAAAAAGAAAGTGAAATATCATAGACAGCGCCTGTATGATAACCGGGAAAGAATTCGCAAATCAATGTATTCTGCAAAGAAGAAAATGGTTGCTCTCGAAAAAGCAGTTCAAGGCATGGTTGACGGAATTAAGCCTCAAGATGGCTTATCTTACAGCGAATCATAATTAGCTGAGCCAATTCCTTAACTGATTTTACTACAGGCAAACCGAATCGGCGGGATACATACTTGATATATCCCGCTTTCTCGTAACCATCCGATAAGTGTATAATCGATTCCTTCGTTTTATACATACCCATTTCAAATAAAGTGATTGGTGCCACTGAAGTATCATCGTAAAAAAAGACTTCTATGTCGGCCATGATTATACCTAAGTGTTCCCAATCTGTTTGTTTAGTGAAAGCTGGATTATCTGCATCTTCATCACCAATACGTTCCTCCCAATCTTTGACGGTTGGGTCAAGGATAATAATATCCATGCCCTGTGCCGAAAGTAGCTCGATTACTTCTTCTCTCCAAGGACTCATCGTCCCTCCGAGAAAAATCGAACACTTAGTGCGGTCCATCTTTTCTAGATCATCATCAGGGGTTAGTATCTGCATAAAGTTCATTTTCCAATTTTATTATGTAGCGTTTCTGCTCAACGACGGCTCGATTAACACTTGAAATGTTTGCGGGTCTATACCGCAGCCTATTCAAGTACCACTTATTGAATGCAATCTGCATTCGCAAGCCGAAATATCTGTTCATTTTTTCTTTCTGTTTCCTCTCATATTATTTAGTGTTTAAACAAAAAAGGGACGCACACGCATCCCCTCTACTTACAACATAGCACCTTTAGTGCCTGTCGGCATTTGCTATGTCTCGGGCATCCATAAAAGCCTTTACCTCTTCAAATGAGTACGGACGGTATTCGTCAGTTATGACTTTACTATCCACACCCATATCAGCAGACTTGCCGTAAGGTGGTAGCGTTCCATGTGAATGCCCGTAGAGCATCCAAGACCCATGGTGGGATCGATTCCACACCCGGTGCCCGTAATGAGCAAGAACGATGTGCTGTTTCTCCCACGTAATTTCGCGGTAATCGAAAATACCATTGAGCAATTTCTCACCCAGAAGTTCTTTTCGATAATTCCTCAGAGTCTTATCGTGGTTTCCCAGAATAAGATTCTTCTGACCATTGAGTCGTAGTAATAGTTCCTTGATTCTTCCAATGTTCGCAAACGCGAAATCACCAAGGAACCACACTTGATCGTTTTTACCCACAGCTGAGTTGTGGGTTTTGATCAATAACTCATCCATTTCCTCAACGGAACTGAAAGGTCTTCCTGCATACTGGCAGATGTTTCTGTGACCATAATGCTGGTCGCTCGTAAAAAACATACTCATATTATTTCTCCTATATTGAGTTGCTTTTTTACCCCTGTGAGCTTAACTCTTTAGTGCAGACAATAGGTGCTGGCGCATTGCCTCTAGCTGATTACTATATACATTCTTGGGGTTCACGTCAAGCACTTTCTTGAACAGTGGCATAAGCCCCATATAATCGACATGTTGGACTTAGGAATGGCAAGCTCCCCGAATGCTTTGTAATAAGTCCCCACATTGCCGTTGTCGTTGACAACTTTTGTATTAATATTCAATTCAATTTTGAATTTTTCTTTCGTATATCCACCATTAGTATATCCACCATTAGTAGTACCAATATCAAAAGTGTACGACTCAATGCTAGCGATGACTTGAACATTTTTGTTTTGACTAAGAAATATTACAGTATTTGTTGGAAATGATCCGCCAGCGATAACCCGTACATCATCTATCATCAGGTCATCAAAAATTTCTTCTATTAGCGAAGCCGTATCCTTATCGCTAAGCATATGGTTAAGTTAAGTTAAGTTAAGTTAAGTTAAGTTAAGTTAAGTTAAGTTAAGTTAAGTTTTTAATCGTCTCCGAGCGCAAACCCAAATAGGTGCAAGAGGCTCGTGAACAAGTTAATAATATCCAGATACAGTGAGATGGTTGCTGAGATATAATTCGTCTCACCCCCATTTACAATGCGGCTGGTGTCGTAAAGGATGTAACCACACATCAATAGAGCTACAATAGAAGACAATGCTAGTGACAAAGCAGGAATTGCCAAAAAGATGTTTGCAATCATTGCAACTACTGCAACAAGCAAACCTACAAATAGGAATCCGCCCATGAAGGAAAAATCCTTTTTAGTTGTCAGTACATAGCCAGACAATCCAAAGAACGCAATAGCAGTCGTACCAAACGCCAGAGTCACAATCTCTGCACCGTTTGGGAGCCCAGCATACATGGCGACCAATGGACCGGTAAAGTACCCCATCATACCAGTGAACAAGAAGGTCATTGGCAACCCAAGCCAACTATTTTTAGTGAATTGTACGCCAAACAAGGCGGCAATTATAAAGACGAATCCCATAATACCAATCGGTCCAGCGCCCGTCATGATCGCAATGGCCCCAGTAAATGCACTGAATACCAACGTCATTGACAATAGAGCGTAAGTGTTTCGCAAGACACTGGTCGTCTGGACATCCATTACATTTCCAATATTACTCTGAACCTGCATCGTCATTCTCCTTTAGGGCATCTGTGAGTAAGTCTTTAAATTTCTGCATTTCTTCAACGGTGAGCCCGAAATAAACCCCGGCTTTTACGAACACGTATACGTCCGTTTCCCCGCTTATCTATAACTCTTTCAAGTTTGATTTCTCTCATAATAATTGGTGACTCGGGTGGGACTCGAACCCACAACCAGCGATATTAGAAGTCGCGGCTCTGCCCCTTGAGCTACCGAGTCTTATCTCCTTTTACGTTTTAGGTTTTTCTTGACCTTTGATCTTGCCAGCTTGAGTTTTACTTCACCAGCATAGCACGTAAAGACGATTCCGTCAAGATGATCCAGTTCATGCTGATAACAGCGAGCAACCAGCCCATTCATTTCCGCCGTGATATGATTTCCGTCTAAATCGTAATATTCAGCAACAATGTATTCGGGTCGATTCAGCATTAGCTCCAGACCCGGAAATGAAAGACACCCTTCTTTGTAAGAGGATATGGTCTCGGACTTTTGCACAACAGACGGGTTTATACATACGTATTTCTTACCTGCAATCTGCATAATGAACATTCTAACATTATCACCGATTTGAGGACAAGCCAAACCAATACCATTACTGGATCGCATGGTCTTAAACATTTCCTCAGAAAAGTTGATAAACTCATGGTTACCGAATATTTCTTCAGGAACCGGAGTACTGACGACAGTCAGTTCATCAGCAGTTTCAGGTAGAAGTTTGATCATTTTTCAATGCCTTTTCTTGTACCTTATTTACCCACTTGGCTCGCTTGCGATCTAGTCCAGAAAGAACACACACATAGATTTCGGATGCGGGCTTCTCAGGGTAAAGACGGGCGAGAGCATCCATCATACAGATGATAACATCAGCAGCTTCGTGAAACGGTGCATCCAATTCACGTGGCTTGTTGGTAATCTTGCCACGTTCAATCTGTACAGCTTCAGAAAACTCACCAAGTTCCTCGGTGGCCTTTGCCAACACATCACTAATTTCCCAACCATCAGCCTCTGCTAGAGGTTGCAACTTTCGTGAATCTCTGATAGTTTCGTACATGGCTTCTCGTTCAAACAGCATTATTAGCCCCCCATATCTCGTTTGAGCGGCAAGTATAGTCCATCTTGACAATGATGTAAAGAGCAAATAGAATGGATTTCGCTTAATCAAGGAGAGCGCCCTATGCAAGTGAAACATGTTATCACTGAAAGTGGTTCAAACATTACCGAAGTGCAGTTAGATTTTAACGAGTTAACCTCGATCCAGATTGGAGCGCTCCGGGCAATTTCTGCTGGTCGTCTCGACTTTGATAATGCATCTGACCGAATGATGGATGTTATTTACGAGCTTCAACATTACAACCTATTGGATAGGTCTATGGAACTTACCGTCACAGGTAATAAAGCTGTTGGACTCGCAGATCGGCTAGGTGGTAGTGCAGAACGTCGTAGAGCAGCATCAAAGGAAACCACACCTGATCCAGAAGAGGTTGATAACAGTGATGCAGATTATGATACCGATTACGAAAGTGATTTTACATATGACAAAGGCGATCTGCCAGAATTCAATACTAATCGGTTAGAGTTATCGGATTATGCCATATAAAAAAGGGGGCTAACCCCCCTTTTTCATTTAGCGGTAATACTCCTAATGAACTTGAGTAAGTTCTCTTTGAGATATTTTTGTGCTGCTGGGTCGTGTTGAACTGCTTCAGCAAGTGTGAGCACTTCACGCCCCTTTGCGTCCTGCTGTAGTGATTCATAGATGGGGTTCAGCATAGCGCCATGTGCTGATGGTGTGACAACAAGATCACATGTAACAAGCATGAATCCTTTAACCATACCATCGTCACCAACATCACCAGTTCCGCGACTAGAAATCCCGTAGCGTGCGCCACTCTCTGCCATGACCTTAGCAATCTGACCCATTGGGGTTTCTAGTAGTTCGGCCTTACCCACAGCGTTTGCGCCATTCATGCGCAATTCTTTGATGACATGAGATACACGGTCCATGTTAATCGTTAGAGTTTGTGGGTGGTCAAGCTCACCAAAAATACCACCATGTGTCTTGATCTGGTTCGCAGCGTTGTTTACTGCACTGCTGATTTCAGCCAATGGGTATACTCGCCCATTGCGATTCTGAATATCAGCCTGCATAAAGATACCAGACATTAGTACCTTATTTTTACCGGTCGTAGCATCCTTCTTGACTTCGGTAATAATATTACCTTCGTCTGGCTGGAGTGCCTCTCTTAGAAAATCGGTGCTCATAACAACCCCCTTAGTTGTGCTGCTTTCTCACATCGTGAGAGTCATACGACGCATCAGTTTCTATGTCAGATGCTCCACCCGGATGTGCTGCTTCAGAGCCCCCACGTACAGTGTCCTTGTGCTTCTTACGAACATCTGTGCTATCATAGTATCCCTTTAGATGGCGCTTATCTTTCATGCCATCACCTTCTTCGGAACCATGCTTATCCATGTTAGGGTCTTTGTACTTACCTTCATTTCCACCCTCATAGTCACCCATGCTCCCGTCTTTGTTCTGGCCCTTACGGACTGATGCCCAACGCTTTGCACGATCTGACTTCATTGCAGGCTGCTTTAGAACAGCATCCTCAACTCGGCCTTCGGACAAGTCTAGTGTGCCTTCCTTGACGTTGAAGCGAGTTGCGATAAACGAATACAAGGATTCCATGTCATCAAATTCTTTTGAGAACTTACCGTCCACCGAAATAAAATCGATACCACTCGCCATATCATCATGGTCGATTTTTACACGACCAACTTTCTTGCCACTGACCATAACATCGTCACCATCGAGTTTGATTTGGCTATCGCCAGTGAACTCTAGAACGTGCTTAGACTTCTCGCCAATAACGGATTTCATGATCGCTTGATCAGCATCATCCTCTGTAGCGACAAGATCGATAAACTGCCCCAAGGCTTCATAAATTTTTGTTTTATCAGTCATGCTGATTTCTCCTGTTAACTATCGCCTGCGATTGAGATTTCCATCCACTGACGAAATTTACAAGGATTGTAATCCTCTTCACCGTCACCTTTTTCAATCTTGTCGCACTTGCGCTGTTGTTTTTCTGCTGCTCTGCCCTCACGGGAAGAGCTATCAATTTTTTCAAGCTCATCTTCCTCTTTGTCAACGACTTCCGAGAAAGAGTTAAAATACTTGTAGTATTCTTTCAAATACGTTTTGTAGCGAGGCCGACTCATGCTCCACCTCCGCCACCGCCACCAGCACCACCGCCACCGCCACCGCCGCCGGAGCCGCCACCAGCACCACCGCCACCGCCACCGCCGCCGGAGCCGCCAGTACCACCAGAGCCGCCAGCAGAACCCCCGGCGCTTCCGCCAGAGGTTCCGCCCGCTGATGTACCACCCGAATCGCCACCACTAGACATATCACCGGCTGACGAATCGTTGTTGCCCTGTGAATTAATACCTAGTCCAACACCAGTCCCATATACGTCTTTCTTCTTCTCACGCGGCTTCTTAGAAGCTTTGGAAGCATCATCTGTATAGGCATTGGGTAAATCGCCTCCTGAAAGGTTGGTTTTATTACCCTTTGATGTTACATTGACAAGTTCGTTGAGTTTCACTATTACTTACCGTCGGATTTTTTGTTTTCAGTTACTGGTTTACCGTCAACCGCATCTTTTTTCTTGTATAAGTTTGGTTTTTCACCTTTGTAATCTTTATGATCGATCTTTCCAGACTTACTCACAGAGCCCTTCTTAGCAGTTACGTCGTCCAGACTTGCGTCATGAGAACCTTTCACAACTGGGCTGTCGGAGCCAGTGTCGTTAATTTCTTCAACAGGAGCCTTGCCTTTGACCTTACCGGCCTTTTGCTTAGCTCTCATATCTTTAGCACCAGCTTTGTGGTGACGACGAGCCGCTCGTGCTTGTTGCTTGCCAGCGGTCATCATGCTTTCATCTACTTCATCTTCAGGATCAAGCATTTCACTTACAATTGCCTTGGACTTATAACCCATGACTTCTTTCTTAAGAGCGTCCGCCTCTTCGTGGTCGTCTCGTGATAGTGCCATAACCATGTCACGGATTTTACCTTTCATTTCACTCATTAAAGAGTTCCTCCATATTAACTTTACCTCGTTCGAGGTCCGTGTAGAAGTTACGTTCAAATTCCTCAACAATAGATTGACGCACGTCTATGGGGAACATTGTTTCCCATAGACGTGGATCGCGACCGTGCTCTGTAGCGTATTGCTTAGCTGCTTCAGAAACCACACGCATCCAAGCACGTTCAGCAAGCTCAGTGTTATACTCAGCCTTTTTATAATGCTTTACTAGTGTACGCTTAACGGCAGGAACCTGTTCGTTAACAGTATTATTACCCTCAATAAAGAGGGCAAGTTCTTTTCCTAGAGACTCTTCGCTGAGAGTCTCGTGTAGTGATTTTGCCTTTTGAGAACCCTGAAGAAAATTAGAAAAACCTTCGCTAACCTTTCTGTCAGAATTCTCGGAAATAATTTCGTTCAAAAATGATTTTTTCATTTTCAACCTCATAAAATCATGTAGTTATGATTATTTATGGGTTCGGAGTTAAATAGTGTCAAAATTAAGCCTCGTTAGGGGGCTGGCTCTTCACCACCCTGATCCAGTGGTTGATCTTTATCTTGTTCTTCACCCTCTTCCCCGGTGTCGGTTTCTGGATCTTCCTCGCCCCCCTCGGGAGCTTCCCCACCTAAACCGCCGCTGCCGCCGCCGCTGCCGCCGCCGCTACCGCCGCCAAGTCCACCATCGAATCCGCCAGCCTCAGCATCTTCTGGCCGGTACAATAGTGCCAAATCGCGGTCGTCACCTGTACCATCAATTCCCTTCTCCTTACGAAGCATGTCTTCGTTGAGGCGAATTTCATCTTTGGATAGACCGGCGTAACGCTCAAGGATGAATCTCTTCGAGAAGTACTCAACACCGTCAACACTGCTGAAGTTGTTAAGCATATCGGCATCAATAGCTTGCTGCCTCGACTTGAAGTAGTCAGATGGTTCTGGGAGAACCAAACGATAAATGGTTGGATCAATCTTAAATCCCGAATCATGAATCCAACGCTTAAACTCTCTGTCAAGAACTTCCTCAACATATCGCTGTAGACGCTGAATGTACAACATGAATTTGATTTCTTGGATGTAAGCCAAACCTACACGGGAACTATTATCGATCTGCTCACCATCCTGTGTGGTCGTACCCATATAAGAACCGGGGATTCTCAAAGCTCTCCACATCTTACGGTAGAAGTAGTCTAACTCTGTAAGCTCACCAAGACCTTGACCACCCGGCAAAGTCTCCACGCGTGAGCTATTACCGTTGGGTCGGACTGCGAAATAGAAATCTTCGTTCATGCTTTGTGGGTTGTATACTGATTCAGACTGCCACTTTCCACCGTATTTGGCAGGAATCTTCTTCTGCTTGATTTGGTTTCTAAACTTCTCAAGTACTCCCGGAACCAAATGGTCAGGACGATTGCCCACGTCAATGTAGAACACCCTCTTTTCGGGTGCTCTAGAAATACGATAGATTAGAATGGAGTCTTCAAGAAGTTCTTTCTGTTTGAATACTTTATATGCTGGCCTTAGAACAGACGTTCCAAATGGTGCCTCTTCGGACATATCATCCGATATACTGAATCTAATAATCTGGTCTCGGTCCATAACCTTGACGTTTTGATCACCAATATCACCGTGTGCCGAAAAACCAGAGCCTGACTGCCAATGCTGATTAGGCTTCAGGTAGTCCTGTTGTATGTGCCACCCACGGATATCGGTAATATCGTCCTCGGTGACGATAGCGCCCACTACGTGCTTTGGATGAACATACTTAAACGGCTTGTTTAATTTATCTGACCTCTCAAAAAAACAATCACCATATTTTATCAGGTTTCGTGCCAGACTGAAAAGGCGTCCCCCTTGCCAATTGTGAATTTTACACCACGTCTTCATCGCTGTACGTAATGTGGTAAACACATGTGATGGGGCGTTTTCTTCAGAGCCCGCCTCAATCATAAGCTCCAAAGGCATACGAGACTTGGGGTTGTTGCCCGTCATTTCCTCTGCCATAATATCAAGCGCACGCGCAACATCAATATCGTTATCCATTACATCGTACTCACGGTATCGTACCAGTCGTGTGGTAGAACCTTGAATGATGCGTTGATACCAAGTGTGATTGCCGTACAGACCCCGGCTACCAGAGGTATCCTGACTATCGTTGACTGATACGTTGGGAGCCTGCGGCGATACAACCTTAAAGTATGTGTTAATGCTATTTGATGCCACGGTATAATCCTATTCTTTGGTATATTTATGTCAACGAACTACATATGATCTCTTATACAAGATCGTCCGTTCGACGCAGATACAATTTCTGGTAAAAAGATCGCTGACCTTTGATTACACCAAACATATTCACAACACGTACCAGATGGTAAAAACCATCATAATAGAATTTTTCAGGAATATTGGATTCGTCATTTAGTGCTTGAGACTTCTGAAAAATGGTTAGACGAACATACGCTGGTTCAAACTCAGGACGCGGGTAGTTGAATACATTACCCGCATCACCGTTAACTATATCCACTGGATTTCGGTTAAAATCTGAAAGTATGGTGGGGTTGCCTCTAATCACAAGCTCGTACTCGCTGGTCTGGATATAAGTGTAAGGGTCCACCATGTTCTTTATGTTACCTGCACTTTTTGCATTCTCTAGACCATTGATGCTGTACGGTTCAATCATTGGTCGGATACCACTGTAAAGTGTAGTGAAGAAGGATAAATCCGGGCGACGCTCAGCCATAGGCTGTTCGCGATCAGCATATATTATCTTGGCCTGTGAATTTTCAGCGTTTGGACTTTCAAGCATGCTATCACCAACTTCATATGATAGTATTGATTTAAATGAAATTATGTCCGTATCACGTTCCTCTGGATCATTAATATAAAAGTGTATAGGGTCACCAGCACCCGGCCCAGTATCTAGGTCGGATGAATTGGAAGGTAAGGTGTACCTTCTAATTTTGATAACTATTCGGTATCGATTACTGCTAGTTAATATAGCAGAAATGCATATCTTATATGCTTTACGAGGAACTAACGCAGCATCATCGCCAACCCGCGTGGACAACATCATAATCCGTTCTATCATCTCAACTATAGTAGCGCCCGGTTTAACCGGAAAGGAACGTATTCCCACAAGTTCTTGGCGAATATCTGGCTGTTCAAATGGCATGTTGCGATTATCTACAGCGTACCCGTCATAGCTAGAATCCAAGTCTATCTCGAAATCTATTGGCAATTCCTTTGGTGTGGGGGGTTTGTTTTGCTGTGGGGCCACGGCAATTTTATCAGTGTTTCCCTCACTACGTAATTCTCGAACCCATTGTTGCAATTGTGCCTGATGTACAAACTTTTGATTATTCAAGTCCGTTTGAAACGCTTCGAATATATCCTTCAAGGTTCGCATGGGCTTGGATTTGTCCAAGCGTTGTTTCCGAGCGTCTATAAATTTGCGGTTTTCTTCTTTCCGCGATAATATTCCACCACTGCCAGTGCCAGACGGTATCTCGTTATGTAGATTACCATCCTTATGTGTAATATTCATTTGATATAAAGAAGAAAACGATTTAAGCTGGCCCAAGGTGTTGGACACCGAAATAGCGTTCAGTATGTGATGAGTAGGTGTCACTCCACCATTGGAAGGAACAGATTCAATAGTATCCAGATAGAAAAAGAAAGGGTTTGTCCGTACTACAACCTCTACAGGCTCAGTCCCATCATCAGTGTCTTTAAAGAAAAATGTTGTAAGAACAAATGTTAGATGAGATAAAGACCATGGTTCGTCAGTGATTTTGTTGAGAACATCATTCCGCAGATGGTTCAAAAAACCGTACCCCACAACCCTGTCGGCAACAACAATCTTACCCGTACTTGCCGTAGTGGAAACTCCTATGTTTGGGATGAAATCGAAATCCCACATAGCCTCCGATATTGAAAAACGGGTATCAACAAATTCGTTCACAACAACAACGTTATTACCAGCATTTGGTATACTCTGCCCGAGACCTATACTCGTAGGATCGAATTTGGCAAAATTAAACGTTGCCGCTTCCTGTGAGTTACGGAACGCAACAAGAACATGGGTGTGAGTGGATGATCCAGAAGAATCAAGTATATTTGAAGGTACCGACATGTGTTATTACCTGAACCGTCTAGCTTTAGGTTTTGAAAGAAATTCTAAGAATACTCGACTTTTTGAAGGCAACGATATATTCGAACCTGTAGTGAACTCAGTATTGACATCGATTATGTTATTGTATTGAAGAATAACCCACCCTAGATCATTTCTACCGTAAAAGTCATAAGAAACCAAATCAGGCTTACCACTGTATGTTGTAGTGAGAGTGAATGGTGTATCCGAGCTATCCTCAGAAAATACTTCCCGCTCCCACCAACCTATACGGGATTCGGTAGATTCCGCCGTGCCACCTTGCAAAATTCTGCTCCTTTCTTTTTGAAGTGAGCTTTTATCCAAATATTCTTTAAATGCCATGTTAATATCCCGGTAGGCGTCCTGCTCTAAATAGTCCCAAGTTGAATTCATCCACTGGTGGATCAGATACTCCACTATATTGAATAATATTGAGGCTAGTGTGTGATTCAATTAATTCAAGAGTAACCGATTGTATAATGGGTACCATTGCAACGTCGGTTTCAATGTAGTCAACATCTTCAGGAAAACTAAAACTAAGACTACTTATAACAGTAGGTATATTGTAAAACTGATTCCCGTACCCATTCAGCCGCAAGATTGGGGGCCTGCCGGAAAGACTACCCAAAGATTGAGGCACCGTCCAGCTTCTCAATAAATTAGTACTTAGATAATTCAAAGTGGCTTCGGTGTAATTTCTAGAAACAAATCTCGAAGTAATGGAAAAACTCCGGTTGCCTGTTTTTCGATAGACAACTATACCATTTGGGCTTTGAAGTCCTTGGTTGTCATAGTCGATTGTTCGACTTTCAGATACTTCTGGCGTTACGTTAAATATTACCTCATTTAGAAAATTACCCGAGTTTGTTTCTCCGGGCACACTTTCATTTGCTATTGTCTGTTGAGATTCTACAGAAACGCCTGTACGTAAATACTGCACGGCGGCATCATCAAGCTGTGATGAGTTACGTCCCCCTTTAGTAGCGGCCAACACTCTATTTGATGGCGTACTACCAACATCATCTCTAAATTGTCGAAGCCTGACCTCATAGTAACTGCTTTTCAACGCCTGTGTCATTTAGATTCACCTGTAGTATCTCCTATATTTATCAATACATACAAGTACTGGGAAAGCTCGCTAATTTGCCAATCATACTTGTAGTATGATATAATGTGCAAGCATCCTTATAACAAATAACAATAATAATACTATAGGAGCACTTAATGGCTGCAAATGATAAGAACGATAAGAATGAAGTAAAAGTAAAAAAGCCGAAGAAGAAAAAGAACTACCTGAACAACAAGGATATGATGGCGGAGTTAAGGAAATGTCATGAGCAGGGGCAAATGACCGCTGAGTTTGCCAAGATGATTATGCTTTTAGCTGAACGCTATGGTAGTCGATTTGAATACTCCGACTATTCGGGACATATCGAAGATATGAAATCATCCGCTGTTCTTAATGTAGTTCGCGCGTGGAAAAGCTTCGACTTGGAGAAATACGATAACCCATTCGCATACTTTACACAAGCTATAAAACACAACTTCTGGCAATACGCCTCACAAGAAAAGAAGCACCGTCTTAATCGTGATTCCCTGTTGATCGATATGGGTGAATTGCCGTCAGATGCCTACATGGAAGATCATGAAAAGGAGAGGGCGGCGCAGCGTGCAGAGGCCAACGGAGATAAAAGTGAAAAAAATAAAGAGGGCACAAATGAATAAAGCCGCCTGTTTCACAGACATTCATTGGGGTAGGAAGAACAACTCCGAATTACATAACCAAGACTGTTTGCGATTCATTGATTGGTTCTGCGAACAAGTCCGTGCAGACGACAACATAGACCACATCGTCTTTATGGGCGACTGGTTTGAGCATCGAAACGCTCTCAACGGTCTAACACTAGATTATGCATATCGTGGTGCCAAGAAGCTACAGGCTTTAAACCTGCCAGTATATTTCATTGTAGGTAACCATGATCTGTACTATCGGACAACAAGGGAGGTATTCTCAACAAACTTCTTCGATGCTCTCGGATTCAACATGATCCAAGAACCAACCGTCATAGAAGAGCTTGGGGAAACGGGGGCACTCATGTGTCCCTTCCTCTTTGAAAGCGAGTATGCTAGTCTGGTATCTTACCTCAAAGTGCCGGTTTGGTTCGGCCACTTTGAATTCAAAGGGTTCGTCATCACTGGCGATACGAAGAAGATGGAACATGGTCCAGATGCTAAAGAGTTTAAAAGTGCTCGACGTATATTCTCTGGCCATTTCCATAAGAGGCAAGCAGAAGGAAACGTGACCTATATTGGCAATGCATTCCCCGCAGATTTTAGCGATGCGAACGACAATAAACGGGGTATGATGATCTACCAATACGATAGGGATGGGGTTGAGTTCATAGATTGGCCGGATTGTCCTAGTTATATCAAGACAACATTGACCAAACTTGCTGCTGATCCCAAAGGTATTCTGCGCAAAGATGCAGTTGTAAACTGCGTGGTCGATAAAGACATTACACTAGAACAGAGTGTGAAGCTGCGAGAACAGCTTACCAAGAAATTCAGCCTACGAGAATTGAACCTGCAAGAGAATCCTGAACGGCTCGCATCACTTGAAGACACTGCGATTGATGAAGCAGAACTTGAAGAACTCGATACAACCGACGCTCTCGTAGAAAACATGCTCAGCAAGATAGAAGCTGACAGCATCAACAATGACAAACTTATCAAACTATACAAGGAGCTTTGATGTCAACGCCAGTCAAGTTCAAAGAGCTAACCCTACGAAATTTTATGTCGTATGGTAACAACGATACTACAATCAATCTAGATTTCAACGAGCCAATCCTTATTATAGGGAAGAACCACGATGCTATCGTAAACGGTCAGATTGATAGTAACGGTGCAGGTAAATCCGCCATACTAGATGCACTGGCATATGCACTGTACGATAAGACTATCTCCAATAAAGAGAAGTCTAATCTCATCAACAACATCAACAAAAAGAACTTGGAAGTAACATTGACCTTTGAAAAGGACGGTGTTACATACAAGATCATTCGCATGCGTAAAAGCAAAACAAAAGCTGATGTTCAATTTCTTGTCTCCAACAAAGATCAAGAGTTTGTAGATAAGACACCTGACAGTATCGCAAATACCAACAAAGAAGTGGAACGTATCATTGGCCTACCGTTTGATGTATTCTCTCGCATCATCGTATTCAGTGCGAGCTTTCAACCATTCCTTGATCTACCCAGCCGCCATGCCAATAAGGCAAGTCAAACTAGCATCATGGAAGAGTTATTCGGCTATACCGAGCTTACCGATAAGGCTGAAGCCCTCAAAGAAAAGATCAAAGGTGTGAAAGGTGAATTTTCCCATCTACAGGACTTACAGGAACAAGTAAACCAAGAGAAAGAGCGTCACGCGAAGCAACTCAGTGACGTTTCTGAGCGGCTACAATCGTGGGATGTTGAACACCGCGATAAGATTTTTGATAAGAGCGCTAAACTCGAAGAGCTACGTAAAATTGATCTTGATAGCGAACGCACTATACAGGAGAAATTAAAGAAGATACGTGAAGATATTGGTACACTGGAGTCAGACAACAGAGTAGTAGAATCGGAAAAGAAGTCTCTCGAACATCAACGTGATACACAGACAGCCCAGATCGCACGCCTGAAAAAAGCACGCGAAACGGTAGAGCTTATCGAAAGCAAGATTGATTTTGATAAGCAATTGAAAATCATAGAATCCATTGTTGAAAAAGAGAGTGACGTGAAGGAGCAGTACGATTTCGTAAAATATTACACTTCACAGGTTGAAGAGAATAAAGCTACAGACATTGAACTGCAAAGGGAACTTGAGACCCTAAAGTCTAATAAATGCCCTTACTGTAGCCAAGCAATGCACGACGCTGAAGAAAGGATCAAGAATCTACATCCCACTCTTGTTGAGCTTGGCAATGTTATTACCGAGAACGAAGCCAAACGAGATGAGGCGGCATCTAAGCTAGCAGCTGCCGAAGATAACGTAGAGAAGCTTACGAAGAAATCTATTTTCAAAGGCTCTATGGGAGAATACAACAAAGTACGCGACCAGTATAGAGACAATAAAGCTTTGCTGGAATCTAGCGAAGAGAGTAATGGTGTTGATTTAGATTTGGCAATTGAAAGCAAAGAAAGCGACATCATAAGCATTCGGGAAAAAATCAGTATCAAGCGAACAGAGCTTAAAACTATGCAAGACTCCACGGATTTTGATAGCGCATCTGCAATTGAACGTATTGTTGTGAATATTGAGAACTTAGAAAATACACTAGAAGGGCTCAAGAAAGAAAGCAATCCACACAAAGCAACGTTTGATGACTTGAATAATGTTGAGTTCAAAAATGATCATGCCGAAAAGCTAAATGATCTTGACGTAGAACTCCGGCATCAGGAATTTTTACTCAAGCTACTTACCAAAAAGGATTCGTTCGTAAGAAAGAATTTGTTGGACCGTAGCCTTCCATTCTTGAACAAAAGATTGATGATATACTTGGAGAAGTTAGGACTGCCACACCGCGTTGAATTCCAGCCGGATATGTCTGCAAAAATTTCACAGTTTGGTACTGAGTTAGACTTCAGCAGCCTTTCATCCGGTCAAAGGGCACGGGTTAACCTAGCACTGGCTTTCGCCTTCCGCGATGTGCTACAAGCTAGACATGGTAAGATTTCGTTCTGTATGCTTGACGAATGTCTAGATACTGGATTGGGTAACGTTGGTGTTCAACTAGCTTCCAAGATGATCAAGGAAATCGCCACGGAGGATGGTATGTCTATGTTTATTATATCGCACCGTGACGAGATTGCCAGTATGTTCAAGAACCAGATGGTTGTTGAATTGGAGAATGGCTTCTCACGTATCGATCAAGCTGCCTGAGAAGCTATCCACACGATAGTCTCATATATTTCAAGGTCGTACATCGGTAGAGTTTTGAATTCTCCAATGATGACGACCTTGAAATCTCCACTATCAACATATCCATCAAATTTAGCCCGCATGTAAGGCCCCACGTAGTTACTGTCAAAACATACCTCATCGGTACATACGATGGCATGGCGATAATCTATAACGCCGTCCACAATTCTATCATATGTGATTGCTCGGGGCTCATAACCTCGCTTCCATAGTTCGTAATAAATTGCACTTGCAAAATCATCACAATCACCAACCACGGTATGTAAGCTAGAATAGTAATTGAATCTTTCAGGGATACCAAACTCACCGGAATATTCTTGGGGTTGGAATCTCTTAACTACGGATTCATGAATTGAAATAAAATCATTGGCCTCATCGCGGGTAAGCGCAAAGCAGGGCACCATCAATATTGTAGATAACACCAAAACCGTTAACCACCTGTACATCGCAATATTCTCCTTGTGTTACGAATCTACACAAGTATATATTGCACTGCACAAATTGTCTATAAATATATGGTTACAGTTTTATGACACTACAGTGAATGCATCTTTCCACCACTGTGGTGCGTTCTTTTTATACTTGTTCCATAGGAATCCGAAGGACTCGTCGAGGATGTAAGTGTTACCCCAATCCTCTGGAGAACGCACTACCCTACCGCCGCCTTGAATGATAGAAATCATGGCCTGCCGCATGTACCATTCTTCGGACAAGTCTTTACGCCGCTTCACCCATTCGTCGCCCAGAAAGGGGAATGGTACTTTAACAAAGATAGCAAAACGAGCAGTGTCGTCCATTAGGTCCAGACCTTCGGTGCATGAAGGTGATACCAGAACCATGGGCTCATTACCTTCATTCTCCGTAAACTCTTCAATGCACTCGTCTCTGCTAGAATTCTCATCCTGATTGTGTGTGATAACCCGCTGTTTGATCTTGCTCTCAAGTTGGTCTACAAGCCATGAAGAAACTTGAAAACTTCCGGTATGAACGATGCCAGATTCTCCTTCATGAGCATTACACAGATCGACAACGCGCTTAAGCATCTTGTCACGGTCCTTCGTGCGCTCCGGCTTGTGCCACCCATACGACATTTTAGCGGTCGGCATGAAGTATACTGGGCGATTGGATGGTGCAAACTCTGATGGCATATCAACCACTGCAATCTGATCCTCTGGAATACCAAGATCACGAGCATAACTGTTGAAGTCCAGAATCGTGGACGACATGAACAGGAATCTATCAGCCTTCGGCTTTAGGATTTGATTGAACAGATTTGCACCATAAATTTCCTTGAACTCAAACGCGGTCTTATCGACCATAAGCACATAGTACTTCTCCAGAACGTCGAAGGATATTTCAGCCAATCGCTTAGTTATAGCACGGTGACGTTTGAACTCTTTGTATTCCTTGTTGGTTCTAATCTCAGAAGGTAGTAGAGATGCTTTTGTCTGAAATTCATACTTACTATCAATACCTTTCACGCTCTTTTCTAGCTCGAAATACTTACTGTCCACGGCAGGAAAATATTGATCCACAATGAACTGGTGTGCCTCCTTCAAGTTACGTGGCTTGAAGAAACTAGCACCCACTTTCTCACATCGACCTTTACTGACAGATACCGCACGATGACTGACTAGATTGTTCTCTAGCGTATGGCACTCATCGAAGACCATGAGGTCTCTTACAGGGAAGTCAGTAGTATTCCCCGGAAAAAGTTCAGAATACAGCAGAGCGAGCTTGTAGTTAAGCACAACGTGTGGTGTGGTGCGTATCGACGCAAATGCTTGTTTGGCGGGGCATGAAACGCACTTAGGCTTGATATCGTCACCAATATCACAGTTCAATCCAAGCTTGGTTGTGCAGAAGTAGTTAGCCTTACCGTAGACCGAAACCAATTCACCGTTAGTAAAGCTTTCTTCGTACTGTCGTTGAAGGATTCGTTGTGGAGTCAGAATGTAGGAAGTGCCCAATGGGCCATGTCCAAGAAAGCTGGAATACGTAACCGCAATTGGCGACTTACCACCACCGACAGGGATTTGACAAAAGATGTATTTTGCATCAGCTGGTAGATTAGCCATCCAATCAAGAACAAACTTCTGGCTTTCACGCGGCTGATAATCCGGCATTGCCCAGTGGTCCCAAATATTCCTCTTGGACAAGATGGGCCTATTACCTGTCGGTTCTTCAAAATCTACCATATTGCTCTCTGTCATTATTATTTTTCTCCAAAGTCCCCAGAGTATACCAAACAACCACTGTGAATTCAATCTTGTAACATTTTGTTCACATTTGAGGTACTTTTCTTCTTTTAAACATGAATTTAAGACAATCGGGGACTCGTCACACTCGGGTACTAACCTTTACAATTGATAGCTTTGGTAGTTTGCAGCTTTACCATAACAACAATCTCATATGATTAAGATAGTTGCGCTTTTTTACAAAAGTAGGTTATACTCGTTTGACGACTTAGTGATTTCTTGGCAAGTATTGCGTTCAGCTTATCAGGTAGATTTGGATATTCAATATCTCGAAGTGTAATCTAATCCAGAGCGGGTTAGACTCTGGTGCTACACAAGCTCCCATGACTTAAAAAGGCGTATTTCAGCCCACCATCTGTGTGATTAACCTGTTTGTCCGTTCTTTTCGATGATTGTCACAGAAATCAAACAACCATCGCTATTTGTGCTGATACCGCTACGTGTTCTTTGCAGAACTCCATGTGCGCAGCCACGCCACACCTCGATGTTGAATTGGTGGGACTTTACCCGCTAACACTAATGTCAAACGTACAATACCGAACCCACAGTGATAGACGGAAAGTGCGAGTCCCCATGATGCTTTTTACGGCATCGGTACACTTGAACTCTAAGCCCCACATCCATGTTGAGGCTCCGACATACTTGCTTTGTATTGGAATCGAATTGTCTACGCTTTTTTAAGTTCTCTTATGGTCTGGTTATAATCTTGTTTACAGTCTCTATATGTTCTCTCGGCAATGTAGTACATAACCACACTGTCGTTGATATCTTCTATGGGTTTTGGGACATTCTTGAGTGCAATTACGTTTTTTTGAATATCCCTTAGAAAATTAACCCAGTCAGAATCTATCTCATCATTCTCTGTAAGTACCTTATATATGTCTGGCTTCTTGAAACTACCACCAGCGATACCTTCATTATTTCGGTACTCAACTTTTTTACCCTTTTGAATAGCTGGATAAGTTAATTTCGCTGCGAGTCTCTTGACCGTGGATGGTGCAAGAACAACCATTTCCGTATTAGTTCTAGTGAAGAACTGTCTACGAAGCATTGTGCCAAACGTCACCAAGTCAATTAATGGACCCTCAGCAGACGAATAACTATAGCCTTCTATTAGGCAAAGCGTATTGTACGCAGGGTTGCAGTTGTTGTCAACGGTCTTGCGGATTAAATTTGAAGTTTTCTGGAAGGTCACTAGCTTGTTCATTTCAAGCTGTGAATAAGATTTTTCATTATTGTAACTTGTATCAATTGGCTCGATTGTAGCATAATCCGAGCACATATCAAACCATAATCTAAGCTTACCGCTCTTTAAAACTGCTGAGCTTTCGGATGGAAACGAGTACGGCACACCATTGACGGTGACGGCAGTTCCAATTGGTGAAGGGTCGATGGTAACTATGTTAATCATCAATTGTCACCAACTTACCTTCGTACTCTGTAAGCCAATTTTCTATCCCCAAATTGGCAATCATACTTTCTTTAAAAAGATTATTACGATTAGGTGGGGCATCCCACGGAATTACAACATGGGACATAACATTCATTGGTACAGCATATTGGTTTTGGGGACTAGCCGCATCATGCAACATTTGAACAAACAAATTATCTTCTGATGTGGTAATACCAAAACATGATGTGATTATAACTTTGGAAGATATACCCAACGCGGGAGTAACATTATCCCAAAATTCATTTTGTTTATTATAAAAAGCAAAATCATCACACCACAATAAAGAAATGGTTTCCCCTCTAACTGCATTAGCAGTAGCGGCTACAATAGAAATAGAAGACCCGTTAGAAAATGCTACTTTATCTCTATTGAACGTTGTTATTTTTGGCGTTAACTCATCAGACATAGATTCCAAAGCATTTCTTATGTTTACCATGATTGAACGCGCGGAATCAACAGTTGTCGATGTTATTACTATATTTTTGTCAGAATTGTAGATGCTGTACCATAAAACATAAGCCCACGTAGCCGTGGTTACACCCGATTGCCGAGTATTATGCACAATAGTACGCTTGTTGCTTTGGTATTTTGCGATGAGTTGGTCTTGATAACCGTAGAGTTTTCTAAACGAACGATTAGGTTGCCTATATGGTGTTTTAATTGCAACTTCGTTGTTTATAAAATCGGAAGGTGTTGATGAATAATTTGTAGCCATGATGATATCTCCATGGCTTTATTTATTCAATAATTTTTAGGATGTAACTATTGCTACCTGTAGGTCATTCTTGTATGCAATATCAATCATGTGTTTTGTACCTCTTGAATTATTTACATGAAATGCGAGAAGCGCGTCAGAGAATTCAGCCATTTCTACATTTCGCAAATAACCGGCACGCTTTCCGTACTTGTCCCAGTTAGCGGGAAACTCATGAACAGTGAAATCGTTCTTATGTGCCCATTCTTTTCCAAACATATCAGGTCCCTTAGCGAGACCCGACACAATTTCAATGAGACATCCTTTCTTGGATTGATCTTCAGCGATCTTGTCCAAGAGTTCAAATACTCTTGCTTTGTTGGTGTACGTGCGGCTGCCCGCAACTATTATCCTCTTATATGATATCATCTAACCTTTGCCCCAAACATGGCACTTCTTAGTTTTACCTCACGTTCATTTTCTTCTTCTATGAACTGTGCTGCTATATCTTTTTCAAAGGGTGTTAGCTCAAAAGCGCGCTCATAGCTTATACCGTGATGATAATGGGAAACTATAACACAATCTTTCACTATTTGTCGAACGGTCCCCTCAAAATCAGCTAAAAGTTTCTTTAGCTTTTCCGGCCCGTCGATTCTGAGGGTATTGTAAAAAAAGTTATGGGGTTAAGCATAGCATCACCCTCTCTCTTAAGCTCGCAATCCGGGCAAACTATGTTGTAATCAAACTTGGTTCCAAATGATCCCTGCTTCTCCATGTGGTTTGAAATTTCATCCTTTAGCGATATAGGCAGCTTTTTAGCCCAATCAACAATATCTGCTTTAATTGAATGACCATCAATTGAATCGATACACGCGGATATAACAAAACTAACATAATCTTCTGCTGCATCCAAATTAGTATTGATTTCGCTGTCCTGCGTTTGGAGGGCTATTACACCGTTACTAAACCTCAAAGGAGACATTTTCAGTACTTGTCCATTACTTAATGTAACGGTATATGTTTCCATATCATCCGGTGTAACTTCTTTCGTTTGGTTAGTCAATATATTATTGAGGTTGATGGTATGGTTATGTGATGTAGACATTTTGGACATTATACGTTCAGCTTTTTCGACTACCTCTGGACTATTCCAAGCCAAATCGAAATCTATTTCCTGCTCCTTTGCTTTCTCTTCTATTTCTACCATGAAGGTATCAAGCTTCGCACTATTTATTTCCTGCTGCTTCTCTTCACATTTAGGACAGCGAAGTGCTATACGAATAACATCACCATAGGATACTATCCGCAGTGCAGTCAACAAGAAGTCAACGTCAATTGATAGTAATTCCATGGGTTTTTTAATTTCTGGAATGCATCGGTTAAATACCCTAGTTATTGCTTCTCCCGTGAACAGATATTCGGGAGAACGCATACTGATTTCATCAATGGCAGTCATTGAAAATACTTGAATTTCACCATCAACTACACTTTCATCTATTTCACCGTTATTGTAAAATAGACCCATAGAAGGTAATCTGAACCTTCTGCCGGGAAGATGTATTTTACTTAGTAGTGGGTTGATTTCAGACATTATATTTTCCTGAGTTGTTTGTGGTGTGATGATATTTATCTTTCATGCAAATACGTGTTTTTCGACATATAGTCGAAAGGGATAAATAGTGAGACTAAGGATTTTTAACCATGGCTGATACACAGACCGAGATTCTAACCACACTGAAGAAGATAGAATCTCAACTATCTAAGGTTTCAGGTGCAAGTAGTGACTACATTGCTAAGAACCGAAAAGAAAGTGGTCTTGGGAATGTTGCGACTGAAAAGAAAACAAAGGGTGTATCCACCGGCACAGATGATATAAAAAATGAATCTGCCGGTTTGATTAAGGCTTTCAGCAACCTTAGACGGGAAACTCAAAAGCTTGCAGAGTCCGAAAACAGATACCAGAAGTCTATGGACAAGTATTCAAAGGCGACTGATGTTCTTG